ACCTTTCTCCAATGAAGAAATCTCCTTGAACATCATATGCAGTTACAGCAGTGCCTGCACTGACATCATATCTCAAAAATGCACTTGCTCCACTGGATTGACCTTGAATAAAGGTTGGAGTTGATAAAGTTACATTTTCATTTACAGTCAGATCTGTATATGTTTGAATATCAAACAGAGAGAGATCCCATTGATTGAGATCTGGTGTGGTTGTGTCATAAGATCCTGATTCTAAAGCAAAATCATAGATTCTGGCGACACCAATTTCATTTCCAGGTGCTGTTGTCTGAGTATCACCTACTCTCTGATCTCTTAAACTTAGAGTATTTGATGTATTGAACCCAATTGTTGCAGATCCATAAACCCTATTGCAAGTAAATGTCGGACCAAATCCAAAATTGACTGCCTGACCCTCTAAAAGGTTAGTAGATCTTGGTTTTGGTACATCAAGGAATGAAGTTGCTCTTTTTTTGACTTCATATCCTCTAACGTATGCTCTTCCTGGAGAAATTTTATAAATTGCTAAATCATCATTTGGAGCATTTCCAGCTTCTGTGGTTTGATTTGAATTATATACTCCTCTGTTGCCATATCCATTGTTAAGGCTCTCCCTAACAGTGGTAACAAACTCTTTGATGTAATAATGTCCAGATTCATCAAAAGTTCTTCTTGCTAATTCTTGTCCAAGAAGATTATAATCAGTTTTATCTACAAGATCTCTTAAAACACCATTTTTTACATCTGCCAATTGGACAAAATTTTGATCATTTATGTCATCTGGCAGTTTTTTGCTCAAAGTGGTGGTGATTTTTAATCTATCAGCACCAGGAGCAGCAAAATTGTTAAATCCTTGAGCATTATCATTCAAAGATGAATCTACATCTGAAGAAATAATCTGCTCATCAATAGTTAGACCAATTCTATAGCTAGGAGTGTCTCCATATTGGTCTAAAATGAGAAGTTGACTCCTCACATCAACAAAATAACCTCTAAGGAAGTAAATTCCATCATTTATTGCAAATCCTGATGCTTTTGCAGCAGCATTTGTTGAGATTGTTCTGGCAAAACCCTCCCCAGCACTAATAAAAGTGGTTGCGAAGGTGATACTTTCATTAATCAGAAGGACTTCATTGTCCAAAAACTGATTAGTTGCTAAATCTGAGGTACTCGAATCAAAATATTCAAGATAAATTGTATAATTTCCCCTTTCGGACTGCTGATCTGTGATATATGTGACTACTTTTGCAGTGATTCCAGAAGTTTCTCCTGTAATTTGCTTACCAATCAACTGATCCAAGTAAAGCGAAACAGGAATTCCAAGGAATTCTGGTTCAACTTGGATAGCATAGAATGGATTTAAGTATGTGACACCACCAGGAATTACCTGAGCGCCCTCTTTAAAGAGGTGATTGCCTACATCTTCAATCTGATTTTGAAGAATTGACTGTAAAGTAGTTAATTCTCTTGCCTGAACAGGAAATCCAGGTTTGAAAAGTACTTTATAGTAATTGCTCTGCGGGTCAAAATCGTCAAAATAAGGAGCAACGTTGAGGTTAGTTTCCTGTGGCATAATTCTTTAGAATTGCAAGATGATTTTTACGTCTTCTTTCTGTGATGAGGACCTTGTTACGGAAGGTCTATTGTCAACATAAAGCATGTTACCAGAATATTTTTCTGATTCAGGTTGGGCAACACCTTTAGTGAAGTTTTGACCCAGATAGTATGTCCTACTATTTATTACTGTCGAAATGCCTTGGAAACTTGTTTGAATTGCCAAGTTTGAACTTCCACCAACAATAGTGAAACTTCCTCCAGAATTAATATCAGCAGTAAATCTGTTCACTCTAAAACCATACTCTGGAGCAGTATTCTGAGATCCATTATAGTTGAATCCAGCATTAGCATTGTCTTGCCAGTACTTCAAGACACCAGTTGTTTGATCATAAGAAACTACTCTTCCAATAGCAGTAGATCCAACACCTACAGTTTGAGTGATGTATTGGTCTGGGTTGAAAGTAACACTGCTGTATCCTGCTCCAGTCAATTTGAGTGCATAAACAGCACTTGCTTTGTCCAGAGAAAGATTTGTAGTGGATCCATATGCTTTTGGATTTTCAATCAATCCAACAGCAGCAAATTGGTTTCCTGTAACAAAATCAGGATTCTCAGTATCATTTTCAAATCTGGAATAGGTTAAAACATTATATGCACCAAGTTCTCTATAAATGTCAGCACCATGTCCACCAGGAGGAGGAATGATGACATTAAATACTGGTGCAGTTGTTCCTGTAGGAACTCCACCAGCAACCAAATCTACTGTTCCAAAAGTATATCCACTACCACCATTTGAAACTGTAATACTTTGAACTTGAGAATCATTATTAATTACAATTGTTGCCTCTGCTCCCTCACCATCTCCCAGTATAGGAACACCAGTGTATGTTTGATTTGCAGTCCCAAGAGCAACACCACGATCTCTAATGGTGATAACCTTCAACTGACCACTGATAGATGCATTAGTTCTTACAGCAGTATAATTTGAGTTGGTTTCCCAATCAGATGGAACAGGAATATAATCTGTTGAATCAAACTTGATAGCTTGTGATGGACTAATTGTATAAAGATATTTCCAAATGTAACCATCACCACTGGAACCAGCAGCTCTTGGTTCTAAATCAGTAAATGTTGGTTCATCAAGTGAGGGTCCACCCTGAAAATTATTTTCTGGAGTGGCATTGTTATAGAGACAAATATAAACTCTGTAGTCAGAATTCATTACATAATAATTTGCATCATATATGTCAAAGACACCAGAAGGTTGTGATGCATTATTTCTACTAATGTCATTTCTCCACATATCATATGTGGTTCCTGATGTCCAGGATCTTTTCAATACAACTTGACTCACATCACTTGGTGCTATTTTTTTCAGCGCCAACATTGTGTCCCAATACTTATTGTTCACCTCTTGAATATTATCAATTGGTGATGGGGGTGTGGTGTCCCATGTAGATTGGTAATCCGTAGCATTTGGGATTCCAATGAATGTGTAATAAGAATTTGAGCTGGATTGTACTCCAGCCACAAAATTCTTTGCATTCAAAATACGAAGTTGGTCAGTAATTATAGCTGCCATTTTTAAATGGTATTTTTTTCTTTATGTATTTAGTGTGTTATACAATATAGTTTTTGAACTTCAATGAATTGAATCTGGAAACTATAGCAGATGTTGTAATTCCAGTAACCCCAGAATCACCATAGAAGTTAAAATCATTTGACTCTGTTCTTACATCAAGAACAATCTTACCCCAACTATAGTTGCCCATATTTGGTGCAGTTGTAGTTCCAATTCCAGTTCCAACAGTATCCACATTGACAAAAATTCTTCTACCAACAGTAGAAACACCAGCAACTGTCATTTGTCTATTTTCAAAACCAGCAACCTGGTAAACACAATCAATAAATGTTGTTCCAACACCAACTGAATTACCATCTACATCTTGAGATGCAAATGTGCTTCCAATTGAAATGTCTGTATCACTTATTACCAGATACTCAGAAGTAGATATTCCACTAATTGTAATAGCAGTTCCAACAACACTTGCATTTCTTAATGGGGAATGCATAGGAATGAAGAGATCAAAGAAGAATTGATCTTGCGATCCAGAGACGGTTGTTCCAACTCCAACTACAATTCCATCATCACCAGTGTATGAAGTGACATTTGCCTTCTCTCTAATGACATTTGGAGTTTCAATCAGAACGATTGGTGGATTTGATGAAGTGTAACCAGTTCCTGGAGATGATACTGTCAATGTGGCAACAGTTCCAACGCCACTTATAGTGGAAGTAACACTAGCTCTTGATGTTGTATCAAGTCCAACAGGATTAGCAATAGTTACTTGTGGAGCAACTGTATATCCAATACCAGGATTTGTTATTGTCAGAGATGAAATAGTACCCAAACCAGAAACAATGGCAGTTGCTGATGCACCTACAATATTGTCTTGTGAAACAATTGTAATGACATCTTGGAATGATCTGATGGTTGCCTCATTATTAGCATCATATAGTGGTCTTACAGTATCAACATAGATTCTATCAGTACTGGTTCCAACAGATTTCAAAATATAGGAAGATGGATAAATTTGTGGTTCATATTGAGGTCTATCTTTACCAACTTTTTGACCATCAATAATTCTATCAACTGTTTGCTTACACCAGATGACAGGTCTTGAGAGTGATCTGTCGGTAGTAATACCAGGAGTAATGTATGGGTTTGTTGTTACACTATCAACTGTATTGATTCCAGTTATGATCCTTGGATCTTGATCAAGAGCAGGAGATTGATTTTGATCTGGGTCATAGTTTAATTCAATATCATCACCAACTTTTAAAGATTCAATAATATCAACAAACTGAACATCTAAACCATCAGTTCCTTTGTAGAAAAGAATTTTAGAAATGTCACCTTCCTTTGGTGCCTCATTAAAGTTAATTAAACTACCACCTTTAAATGTATATGAAAGATTGGGTTCTTGAAGGACATCATTAATGAATACTATCAAGGTTTGTACAAGATCAACATTTGAACCTTTTCTGGTTTTGGCTGAGAATGGTTCACCATTAATCTTCATGGCAAAGGTATTTTGCAATCCATCAAACTCATTATCAAGAGCATCAATAACTTGCAGTTGTCCAATATTCCAACCAGTGAACTGATCACTGAAAGTTCTATCAATAGTAATTTGGAATTCATTAAATGTTTTAGTTGTATCAGTTGGAATACCGCTCACACCACCAATATTCACTGTCAAAATTTCATCAGGTCCATACCCAAATCCATAATTGTTAAATTCAAAGTTAATAACACTCGAACCTTGTCCCACAGTGATATCCACAGTTGCACTCTGACCAGAACCAGTCAATGAATCAGAACTATAGACCAAAGGAATATTTGAATATGGAAGAGGAGAATCAATCACTACTTCTGGTGGATTAGTGCTGGTATATCCAGCTCCAGGATTTGTGATGGCAATACTTACAATATGACCACCACTAATAGCAGCAGTTCCAATAAATTCAATATTTGGTGTTCCTGAACTGTAAGTTTGAACCCCTACATTGACAACTGTTTGAATTCCTACTCTATATCCAGATCCACTGTTTCCAATGCTAATGGATGATATTGTCCCAAGACCAGAAACAACAGCAGTTCCACCAGCAGAAACAAGAGGTTGATATCCAAATCCTTCTGTTGAACCAACACTAACAATTTGTCCACCAGTTGGATATGCTGTTCTGTTTGGATCATATCCAAAAGGCAGTTCTGAATTTCCAGTAAAGGTAATTGTTGTAATACCAGTTACTGAACCCTCCTCCAAGTCGTAGTCACCTCTCTGAACACTGGTTGGTTGTTCTCCTTGTGGGAGTTGGAATATTCCATTGATCAAAACAATAGCATTATCTGTAGAGAATCCTGCAACATTATTTTTATCAGAACTTAAGGTAAACTGACTACTGATTCCAGTGAAATCTCTTGAGATGTCATCAAAGACATAATTTTTACCATAAGTATCTGTTGTAGATCCAACTGCTGCGGATCTCATGAAAGATCTTCCTTGGAAGGTGGAACTTGTAGTAATTCCTGTCCAATCTCTGTTATCAGGATCACCACTTGTAGTTCCAATTGGAGTATTTCCATAAGGAGGACTGGTAAAGTGAAGTGTGTTTTCTTCAATATTGTAATTACCAGAGATCTTGGTAACTAAGGTTCCAATATTATGTCTTACTGCTTGAGAACCCATTTGTGCTCTTCTAACAGTGACATTATTGGCACCTCCAACTCCAACACCAAGAACCAGCATATATTCATCTTCTATTTTTATCAAATCATCAGCAAATATGGAAGATATTCCGCTCAATTCAAAATTAGTGTCAAAGACAATATTATCTGCCAAAGAGTGAGTTACACCAGCAGAAATGATTGGAGATTGGATGATATTATCAATAGCAATCATCACTCTTGGATTTGGATTTGATGACCTAATGTGGTGAGAAGTTCCAATACCAACAGTTGTAATATCAAATGTATTAGGAACAGATGCCAAAGCATCCTCAGCAGTTGCTGCAAATCTCAGATTTACATCACTGTTTTTAACAATATAAAGTTCTGTTGGAAGTTTATCAGTAGATCCAATTCCTGGAACAGTAGTTGTTGCAATACCAATTGCATTTTCTGTTCCTGTTCCTGAATACTGATAAGTTACCTTTTCACCAGTAACAAAGAAGTGATCAGGAATTCTAACAAAGTTTCCAGTCAAATCGACAATAGATGTGCTATTTCCATCAAAAGATCTTCTAAAGATCTCCAGTCCATTATGCTTAAGACCAAATGAGGTTGCCAATTCAAGTCTGGTTCCTCTATATTCTCTTGCATGAGTTGTTAGTTCAGTATTTGTGAATCCAATTCCTGTTGGAAGTAGATTAGCATCATAAACCAACATTCCCATAGAATAGGTTCTTACCTCAACATCAATATTTGGTTCTGGAGTAAATGTGAGGTGATTTCCACTATCAGTGCTGAATCCAACAGTACCCAAACCTGCACCAGAAGACATATTTGCAAATTCAACAAATACTGCTTCATTTTCATCAGTAATTCCTGTTAGAAGGATTGCTTCAAACATTTCATACTCGTTATTTGTCAAATCTTCAACAGAAACAAGATTATATGAACTTAAGATTGGATCATGATAAGAAGCAACATTTACTGCTGTTGGGGATCCAGATGCAGCAATAGAAGCATAATGTGAGGTTACATCACAAACATCCAATCTTACAGATCCAATTCCAGTTGCTTCTGAGTTAGCAATGGAAACAACATTAGAATTGGCAGTTAGTGCTACTCCAACACTTGGAATGAAATCAACTTTGATTTGAGAACCATCAATATATGAATGGAAGGTTCCAAATCCAGTAAAATCTGGAGTCAAACTCACACTAAGATCACCAAACTCTGTCATATAGACATCTGTTCCATCATGGAGGATGTTCAATTCAGATGCAGTGAATTGCTGCTCATCATTTTCAAGCATGATCAGAGCCTTAGATGCTCTGTATGTTGATGAGATAGAAACAATTGTTGTGGTTGTGGCAGCAGCAACATTTGTTTGATATGAATTTATGAGCGAAATTGTTCCAATGTTAGTTGAACCAACACCAGTAACATTGTTTATTGCATCAAATGATACTGATGACAATGCATATCTTGTAAATTCATAATCATTTGGATAGAAGTTGATATTGAATCCATCAGATGTTGCTTGATAATCATAGTATCCAAGTTCTGCTCCAGTTTCAATAGTTGCATACTCTTGAATATAACCAATCTCATCATGCTGGAGAACAGATATAATTGCTGCTTTTCTTTCTCCCTGAAGATTTATATCTTGTACAAAATTGAATATCTTTGTGTATTTCACATGATCTGAGAAATCAGCAATTGCAGTGTATCGAGTTTCTCTCTCATTGCTGTTAAATTGTCCACTAATATCATCAATGCTTAAAACTCTGTTTCCAAAGGATTCGAAGTAATCAACAAATACGCCATTTTCAAAAATAACTTCTGTAGATGTTATAATTCCATCAACATTGATAGTTTTTTCAGTAGCATAGTCAAAATCATAGACACAATTTAATTTGCCTGTTCCAATAATATCTACAGTAATATCAACTCCAGAATCTTGTGTCTGAACAATTCCTTCTGGAGTATCTTCTTTACTCTCTGCCACATAATCTGCAAATTTTGCAAATCCAGCAGTGTGGTTCATGGAACTTACTGCATCATCCCAAGTGCCATAAGGGATACTTGACTTCAATGAGTACGATAAAGTTTGATAGTATTCATTATTTGGGAGTCTCTGGAGATTATCATTCAGGAATCCAGAATTACTCTGCCATCCATCAATGACTGTTGCTCCTGCTCCAGTGATAACTTCTGAACTGAAGTTCAATTTGGACTTAATTGTTGCCTGTGCCCCAGAACTCTGTCCAATAATCTTTGTTCCAACAGTGAACTCTTTGTCTGTAGAAACAATGACGTATTCACTAAGAGGATCCCATCTTCCAACTACGCCAACTTTAGTTCCATTGGTTACTCTCTCACCAACAAAGAAATCATTTTTCTTTAGTTTAATGTCAAAGATTGGGAAATGGTTTTGTGGGATTGCTCTTCCTGCAGAATTTGACCCATCAACAGAACCAGGTGAACTCCCATCTTGAATGTATGGATCAAGGCTATATTCAACATAAGCACCAGATCCCCCTAATTGACTATCTGCTGCAGTAACTGGGAATAGGGTATAACCATAGTTTTTAGAATTGTATCCTTTACCAGTTGTTCCAATACCACCAACACTGATATTCTCAACCATAATATTTTCACCAACAGCAAATGGGAAATCTTCTGCATTGCTGAATTGGGTATTCAAATACAATCTGACTACCTTTGTAGCAGAATCATAGGTCAGTGAAGAAATTCCAACACCATTGCTATTTTTTACTGGGAGAATTGTTGGTGTTGTATTATAAATTCCCTGAGTATTTTTCAGTATTCTTACACTGGTATCACCAAGAGAATATTTTAGATCAACATCTTCAACAACATTTCCTGTAAAACCATCAATAACAATAAGATCAGGTGCTACAAGATAATTTTTTCCACCAGATGAAATACCAATGCTCTCAAATGAGGTGAGTGGATCTACTTTTAAATTCTCTGGAATGTTTGCAGTTACTCTTAAAGTGGTGTCTGATGGATAATCAAATCCAATATCATTGAATTTGGTTGTGAGGATTCTACCAACAGAAGTGGATTGTGCCTCAAGTATGGCACCACTACCAACTCCACTAATTACAGAGGTAATTCCAGGAAGAGTTCTATAATCCCTTCCACCATCATAAATCTTTAACTGTGTAATAGAACCACTTGCACTGGTAGAACTGGTTTCATATGAGATATTGGAATTGGTTGTATTATAAAGAGTTGCCTCCGGAGCCACTGGCACATTATATGAGAAAGTAGTTGTACCAAGTCCAACAATTTGATAGTTTCCATCATACGCAGTTTTGACTACTTCAATTTCATTAAAGTTTGAAATTGTATCATCAATTGAAATGCCCTTCTGATCATCTGGAACTATGTCCAAATTAGTTGGGGTGAACTTATAATAGAGATTTGTAGGAACATTGTCAGAAATATTCAATGTCAAATTTGCAGAAGTATCAATTCCAATTTTTCCACTGGAAGATACTTCAAAGGTGCTTGAATTGCCAGAAGTCAGATAATTGTTGTTATACTCTTTATCACTATAAAGAGCAAAATCAAAAGCAGAATATCTGGTGCTGTTATTGACGAAGGACAGCGATGAATCAGAAAGATCAAATTTAAGTTTGATGTTTCTATTTGACTTTACTTGTGGATTGATTTTGGAAAGAGTACCATCACCAGAACTTGTGATATTGACATACTTTGGTTCTTGAGATGAGAGCTCGAAGTAATTTTCAACAAGCCTAATCTTTGTTTCATTATATGGAAGAACATAATACATTTTCTCATCAACAAGACCACCTGCAGGAGAAGATGATGTGTGAATTACTCTATCTCCAATATTGAAGTATTGATCATCAAATGCAATGGTATCATTGGAAATATCAATGTCACCTGCTGTAAATGATTTTGGATCAAATACAATTCTTCTATTATAGGAATTATATCTTACAGAAACTGTGGTAATTCCTATTGGTTTGACTTCAACAAAAACTCTATCAGAAAGTGAAAGATTGTGAGTGCTTGCTGTGGAAACAGTAACTATATTTTGAGTTACTTGTCCACTAATAATGTTATCGTAGTTTGTTGTGAAACTATGAGTATCGCCAATTCCAGTATTGGTGAAATAGAGTAAGTTAGTGGATGTATTGATGCCAACATATCCAGTGCTTCCCATTCCAACTTTATTGGAACTAATGCCAACTAAATCATTTGTAATTGGAGCAGCATAAACATATTGGAAGTTTGACAAACTATTGTAAGAAGTTCCACCAATTCCATTCCAAACATACAATGGTGTGCCACCATTTGTTGAATATGTAAGAATGTCATTAATCTTTAAATTGTGGTTGGGAATATAAATTGCCCTTGTTGGTACAAATACCTGTGTAGCACCAATACCTGGATTTGAGAAGGTGACTGTGGTGCCTATCCCAGCACCTGTAGCAGTTCCTGTTCCAACAGATTCTGCTGGATCAAAATAAAGTTCCCTATTGATGGTGAAGTTTTTGTCTGTAGTAAGACCACTGATGTTTACAGTAAACTTTCTGGGATCTTCATATAGAATTTCTCTGCTGGTATGAGCAACACCTACAGTGTTGTTTTGTGCTCTAAGAACACGAATTCTTTGAGTATCTGCATCAACATTGAGAACTTTTACCTCCTCAGTGCCAATTCTCAAAATATCATTTGGTCTGATATTTGGATAACCAAGAGCACCAGAAACATAGAGATAAGTAACATCTCCAGTTGCTGCCGTGGTTCCAATACCAAGGGTCAAGACAAAATTATCACTTCTAACACCAACAGGATAAGACCCATTAAATCCTTTGAAATATGTGGATATTCCAGAAATCTGAACAACATCATTGGTCAACAATCCGTGAGGTGTTGCTGCAAATCCAATGTAACTTTGATTGTACTTGATAAACTCTACATTATAGATGCTTGTTGAAGCAACACTAATGGTGTCAATGGTCTTACCAGAAATTCTTGAAACTCTTACATCAGCACTTCTCCCTCCAGATCCATCATTATTGAAATCAACTCTATCATTGATTTTATAGTTTGTTCCACCAGTAAGAATACCAACGCTCTCAATAGATCCAACTGAAGCAGATGTAATATCAATTGTCTGAGGTTTCTTCTTCTTTGAATTGAAGATATAATCATATCCACTCTTATCATCATTTGTGTGATAGACCTGAGTGCATCTCAAGAATGAACTGTTCTGTAAGTTGTATTCAATTTGATTTGATGTTTGTCTAAAGTTGAAGAGGTTTGGTTGTGAATTGTATTTGTGACCAATCAAATATGGGAAAACTGGTCTTTTATAATTTTTAAATGGACCTGATGAATCAACTGTAGAATTAATAGTAGCAAAATAAGCATAAACTCCATTTGGTTAATCTGGAGTTATGCAATATCTTCCATTGTGCTCATCAAGATCACCCTTTCCAGTATAAACATAATCTTCAATGAAGAATCCTTCTGGATAAACTGTAGTTGGTGGTCTATTGGTTGTATCTGCCTGCAATTCATATCCAGATACCATTCTCTTGATTGTTCCACTTGACACACTTGTGAATCCAAATGGTCCATAGATTGGATTTCCATCATATGCCCAACCAAGTATTGGTGAATGATACTTACTGTCTGCTTCAAATCCACTAACAAAAGTTAAATCGGCATTACCATAAACTGGTTCATTACCAGAAACAGAATATGTGTGCTTTCTTAATTCTCTTGGAGCATAGATGTGACAATATTCAAGAGTTTTGTCATTGATGCTTTCTTCCACAAAACCATCATCATCTTCAATGATGTTAAAGTTTCTTTCAAATAGGTTGATATTCCACTTTCTAATATTGGCATTGATAATAGCGCCAGAACCAGCAGCAGTTACTGTAATAGAATCTGCTGAACTATATCCTATTCCACCCTTTGCTATGACTACATCTACAATCTTTCCATCTCTAATGATGGGTGTCAATGCTGCATTTCTTCCAGTAGAACTATTGATTGTAATATCAGGTGGTGAATTATATCCATTTCCACTACTTTGAATAATAATATCTGTAATGATTCCATTATCCACCACTGGAATCAATTGAGCATTTTCTCCACTTCTAAGAGTGATATCTGGTTGTCTATCAAAATTAACTACTTCAGATGCGCCATACCCTACACCACCTGCAGAGAGGTCCAGAGAGTCCACAGACCCCCTGAAAATTGGTTGTACTATGCAGGAGAAGTTCTGCCCTGTATTAGTAGAAACACCAATATTTCCTTCTACTGTTACAGTGATTGGTTTGTAATTAAATGAACCAGTTCCTTCACTCAAAATATCTACAATAACACCATTGTTATAGTAGTAATCTGTGGGAGTTGCTCCTGTTCCTACTTCAGACAATGAGAATGTGTCATTATCAACTTTAACAACATAGTAATCCTTAGTTGTAGAAACACCAGAGAGATTTGATCCAGTATATTTGATTATTTCCTTTGATTCATATCCATGACCAACGATCTTGATTTGATTAAGAGAGGTGTTGATTCCAGAGGTTGGTATAGTTCTCTTTTTATTTTGATATCCAGTTCCAGAATTAGTTATTACAATACTTGAAACAATATTCTTTCTTTGAGCAGATTGTATCCTCTGTATTCCAGAACCAAGAGAGGTCAAACTGACAGTATTGATTCCAGAAGTGGCATCAGATTCTTTTGTGTGAAGTTGAATGGAGTAGTCATTTACAAGATTGACATAATAGGATGCTCCTGTAGAAAGACCACCTACATTTGTCAGATTATTGGAAATATATACTACCTTTTCGCTTTGAGCAAACTTATGGAAAGTAGAGAATCCAATGGTATCATTTGTAATTCCAACACCAACAGTATTTGTAGTAGTAATTCCCGCTTCTGCATTGAATTTTACTGAATGTATAATAGCAGACATATTTGGTTCTGCTGCTGCACCAGTTCCATTTCCACCAGAAATTCTAATGGTTGGTTTATCAACATAATCAAATCCATTATCAATAATATCAATTCTCTTTAATGATCCAGTTACACAACAAGTTCCTGTGGCACCTGTTCCAACTTGATCTGTAATATGAAGCGTTGGGGGATTAATTACATCATATCCACTTCCGCCTTTGGATGCATCAAAAGATAAGATATCACCATAAGCAATAGTGTCAATGGATTTGTAGTTTAGAATTTCCACACCATTGATTAACATTCCAGTATATCCTGGAACTGTTGCGTATTCTCCACTCTTATTAACAGGTGGAAGAATACTTCTGTAGATTCTTTGTGGGGATAACTCCTTATTGTAGAAGTTATAGTAGATTAACTCATTATTCGTAACTGTCCCTGTCAAGGACACATAGTTCCCTGCAAAAAGATCTGATCTGCTTCTTGACAGTTTGATTCTGGATTGATCAATTCTATAGACATATAAAATACC